TGTGAAAAACCAGAAATACCCCAAAACTCACCCAAAGAAACCAAGCCTTTGTAGACGCTTAGATTTGCAACTGTTGGAGAGCCTGATTTCAGGGAAAATGATATTTCCTGAACATTTGAACCGACGATATCAGCAAGATCTCCCTTGGCTGACTCGCTTGCCTGCACTCTTAACTTAACATCACCCTTTAAACTACCGCCGGAGGTTTCCCCCTCAAGACCGTCAGCTATGACAGTAAAAATAACCGCATCTCTGCGTCCATTGTTTAATATCTCTTCCTTAAATTTGCGAATTTTTCTTAGAGCCGAACTGTTATCAATCTGGGCTATGAGTGTCGCTTGTTTTTTTGCTATGCCAGGAATGTCATTTATGGTGTCATATTCTGCACCAAAAGCACCACCAACTGTTTTTTCTGATTTAAGTCTGATTTCTAACACAACCTTGATCCTGTCTTTGGTTTTGGCATCTGACAGGTCGGCAATCATTATAACCTGTCTTTGCTTTCGGTACAAGGCGGGCTCTATTTTTTTTCGTAGAGCCTCAACAGCACTTGGGTCGACCTCATCGTAAGCCAAGTTTAACGCGACTGCAATTGCAAATATACCCTCAACAACGTCGCCTTGGTTGATCTTTTCGGATAAAAACCTTCTCCACTCACCAACAATTTGTTTCATACTCATTATCCCTTAATTAGTATCTCAGATGACTCTTTACTTTTATTCATACCATAGGTCCATTTAGCTTCAACGATCTCATGATCACAGTACGTATCTCTAATTTTTTCACAGTCATTATATGACATAACCCACCCTGTTCTTTTTGTCAACAAACGATGCAATCTTTCGTGATCAAACGCGTTATGAAGGTTGCCATCAATACCGTATAGCGAGTTCTGAGAGCCCTCAAGCATATATGGCGGATCAAGGTATAGGAAAGCCTTTGGGTGGTAGTGAAAAGCGTCTTCAAAATCTGCATAATCAACTCTAAAGTTTTTCGCTTTAAAGTCTCTTAATCTTTGAACAGACGAGTCTGTAAATCTTGCGTATGAAGCCCTCTCGGACCAACCACCACTAAATGTAGCACCGGAGAAACTAGCACGATTAATGATGTAATACTTTGCTGCTCTCTCATAGGAGAACATAAACGATTCAGTTTTAAGATCGTCGCGATACTGGTGAAATGACTCTTTTGAACAGCCAGTCACAGTATCGCCGTTGCGAATCTCGTATTGTTCTCGCATAGCTTGAACCTCGTCGGCTAGATGATTGTTATTTTCGCACAGCGCCATCCAGAACCATACTAGCTGTTTCATCTTGTCGTAGCCGCGCACTTCGGTGCCCCTGTTGGCAACTGCTAGCTCTACAGAGCCTCCGCCAAAGAAAGGCGAGCAAAGTCGGTCAATGTCTTCCGGGATGTGAGGCAAGATGTGCTTAACAGCACGTGATTTGCCGCCCGGATAGCGTAACGGTGTCTTCATTATAAACCCAAAAAAAAGCGGCAGACTTTTTACCGGTCTGCCAGCGGCTTTTTATTACTCTGCTGCTGTGTCAACAGAGGCAGCGGTGTCAGCCGCTGTGTCTTCATCCTTATCCCCACAACCCATGAATAGGGTCGCGGCAAGGACTGGTAGAACGAGTCTCATCTTCTCTCCTTAAAATAGCGGCACCCGATTTCAGCCGGGGTGCCGACGGCTTTATTTACTACTCAGTCGTAGTTGTGGTTGTCTCTTCAAGCGAATTAGCCTCGTCGCTGTTCGTTGTAGCAGAAACTTCCACGGCTGTAGTGGTTGCCTCGGTTGTTTCCGTTGCGGGGGTAAACTCGCTGACCTCCGCCACTGGTGGCTCGTAAGAGCATGTTCCGTAAGCTGTTGCAACGACCAAAACGCCGCCTATAACACTTACTTGGACCTTCCATCGTGCCCATACTGATTTCAACCATTCCATAATATTCTCCTTTTTATGAATAGAATAATGCGGCAGACTATTTACATTTGGACCGGTCTGCCAGCGGTTATTAACAAGTCTTCTACTTGTTTGCCATTAACTCATCAAATGCTTTGTCAACTGGGTTTTGACTATCAGCATTTGTTTTATAACGTCCAATTTCAGAAGAGCGCTGTTCTGCACTTAAATTTCCAGAAAGTTGCTCATCAAGAATAGAGTCGACTTCCTCGGGAGAAAGACGCTCAAAAAGGCTGTCAAAATCGGGCATACGATCAAGTAATGCGGGGATTGCTTCTTGATCTTCAAGTAGCGTCGAAGTGCTCCGACGCATTTTCAGACTTGTTTGGGGATAGGCACCGGGTGTAGTGGGTTTTGTGTAGACTAGTGTTATGTCGGTGCCTTCCAAGCTATCTGTAATATCACCATATTCTGGATCTAGAATATAGCCGAGAAGAAGTTCGTAGGCTTTCTTTCCATAGCCATACACCTTAACTCCTTCTTCTTCTTGTCCACGAACAATAACAGGAGAGAAGTAGCGTCCGCGGACAAATAGTGACTTTGCAAGCTTCTTACTTTCCTCATCATTGTTGTTGACTCCATCCTTCCAAACGGAGGATGCAAAATCGCAAATTGGGCAGCGTTCGCCAAAGTTTCTCTTTGGACAAAGGACGCCGCCTCTGTGTTCGCCTACATTGTAGTGGAAATGCATCTCCTTGAGTGGATCTCCATCTGAGGCAGGGACGATTCGGATTACCTGTTCTCCCTCCTGCGGCTTAAACCAAACGGAATTTTCCGCGCTGTTGCCATCGCCACGCAGGGTGGCGAGTTTCTTTTTCATTAGTTCCATGTTAATAGACATTACTTTTTTCTCCTTGTTGTTTTGATAAAGTATACTGAGCTTTCCTCAGCATCTAATGTATTACTCTTGCTCTAACTTGTCAAGAGTGTTGTGTTGTATAGCGTTAGTGTGGGCAACGCAAAACCCAAAGTCTTCTAAGTGTGTTTCCCAGATTCCATATGATACTTTTCTAAATACATTTCTAGGTTTTTCCTTTAACATATCGACAAGCTTTTTATGTAATCCTGATTCTTTTTCTAGTCTTTCTTCATTTATACAGATATAATAACAGGTTTCACGGGGGCTGTCAAGGTTAAAGAACCACTTTTCTGATATATTTTTAACCTCTATTGCCCCAATAGAACGGATTCTGTTTATATCCAGTGGTTTTGAAACCTGACCTACTTCCGGATCCGTGTGGCTGAAAAAGTTAAGATAATGGACTGATGAGAATATAGCCTGATTGATACTATCAAAATAATTTTTAATGGAAATATTAGACAAGCTCTTCTCCAGTTCGAGATTTGAAAAAATTGTTATTGATTGTAATAAGCCGGAGCGCGCGTATTCTTGAAGAACGCGATAAACAGCATTTTCTGTTAGTTTGGGCACACCAGTCAATAGCTCTACGTCGGGCTTTATATAAATAACTTCTATCTTTTTATCTTTTATTTGCTCTAAAATACCCAATGAGTAGTTTGAACTAAGCGAAGAACCAACTATAAAAACTTGCACAGTCTCACTTACGTCTTTGAAAAATGTTTTTAAATCGGGTATATTTTTTTCGTAGTCTTCTGGGTTTTCAAATTTTTTCAATTTAAAAGATCTTTCTGAATCTTCAAGATCACTACCCATAAGATATACATTATAGTTTCCCTGCTGGGGGTTAAATTTTTCAGCTATCCTTGATGCTGCATTTCCTATTCCAACGATAGATATCATAGACGTAAAACCTCCAAATCGTAGTAATTTTTAGCTGCTTTTGTATTGGTCTTATATTGACCCATTTTATTATTTTTAAATATATCCTCTATCTCTGTAACAAGTGAGCGCTCGTCATCATGTAGATCTATCACAACCTCATCGTGAACGATGTGAGATACAAACGATTTTTTATCTTTCAAAAAATCATCAATTTTAACGGCTCGATCGTTTACCAAATCAGCGGTTGTGCTTTGAATAATGTAATTTAGCGCTTTGTAGCTGTCCACCTTAATTTTTCTTCCAAATATGGTATTCACATATCCGTCACTATAATATTTTTCAAGAAGTGCGTTTCTGTCGTATACTGAATCTTGAATAGTGCTTGAGTCAGGATTGTATAACCAAGAGAAAAATTTATTTTTAGCCTCTTCGCGATTTTGAGCGCTATTTTTCAAAGTATTTTTTAAATTCCATTCATGTATGTCATATTCCGGTTGTTCAACATCAAGCAAGCCAAGAACAGTTCGGGCTTCGGCGCCATTG